AGGACGACGAGGGACAGCTCTCGAAGGACCTCTTCAGGAAGATGATACTGAACACGATCCGGAAGAACGTGTCAAAGTTCCGCTCCGACTACGGTCGAGACGTGGTGATCGCGTGTGACACCTACGCCAGCTGGCGCAAGGACTACTTCCCCTACTACAAGGCCAACCGAAAGAAGGGCCGCGACGAGTCCGACCTCGACTGGCCCTTCATCTTCGAGTGCATGCGCGACCTGAAGGCCGAGCTGAAGGAGTACTTCCCCTACCGCGTCATCGAGGTGGACCGCGCCGAGGCCGACGACGTCATAGGCACCCTCGCCCACGCGTACGGCGTTCCCCTCGGCAACGGCCGCGAGAAGGTCCTCATCCTGTCGGGAGACAAGGACTTCATCCAGCTCCAGAAGTACAGCAACGTCCGCCAGTACAGCCCGGTCGGAATGAAGGTCGGCTTCATCACGAACAACGACCCCGAGGAGTACCTCCTGGAGCACGTGATCAAGGGCGACAAGGGCGACGGCATCCCCAACGCGATGTCGGCCGACGAGACGTTCATCAAGCCCGGCGGGCGCAACATGACCCTCACCGCTAAGCGCATGGCAGGACTCAAGGACGCCGTTAAAGCCGGCACCTGCACCGAGGTCGGCTACTTCCGCAACGAGCTGCTGATCGACCTCTCGCGCACGCCCGAGACGATAAAGGCCGGCATCATGGAGGCCTACGAGGCCCAGGCCGGCAAGACCCGACTTAAACTCCTTACCTACTTCACCAAGTACCGGCTCTCGAGCCTGGTCGAACAATTGAGCGATTTTTGATGGCTACTCTACACGCATACTCCTACTTCAAGACCGTCGACGACCTGAAGACCCGCAAGGAGAAGATCGACTACCTCCGCGCGAACCGGACCGTAACGTTCGACACCCTCCTCAAGCTGACCTACGGCGAGTACAAGTTCGACCTGCCTGACACGCCGCCTCCGTACAAGCCGTCTGAGTTCGACGAGCACAACAACATCTACCAGGAGATCAGGAAGATCGAGCGCACGTTCGTCGCCGGCGCCCTCCCGGGCTGGCCGCAGCACAAGCGCGAGGCGGCCTTCATCCAGATCCTCGAGTACGTCGACAAGGACGACGCGAAGCTGCTGACGGGCATGATCGCCGGCAAGCTGCCGTTCAAGACCATCGACAAGAAGCTGGTCAAGGAAGCCCTCCCGGAGCTGTTCCTCTGATGCCGACCTACACCTTCATGAACAGGGACGACGGCGTCGAGGTCACGCTCACGATGAAGATCGCCGAGCTCGATGCCTACAAGCGCGACAACCCGAACATGACCCAGCTACTCAGCCCGACCCCTCTCGCTGACCCGACTCGCGTCGGCGTGAGGACCAAGCCGGACTCGGAGTTCCGAGACCTGCTGAAGACCGTAAAGAGCAAACATCGAGGCAACACCATCGACACCCATTGAAGCCTCGTCTCTTCGTCATGACAAAACAAGACAGGAGACACCTTGCAGTCGAAGCCTTCCCGAAAAAAGAAACAAGAACAGGGGAACGTCGGAGAGAACATGAGCATGCCGCTCAAGAGTATCTCTCCGAAGACGACTAACCAAGAGAGGGCATTCCGGGACTACGGGCGTGCTAAGACACCGTTCCTACACGGGCTTCCCGGTACAGGCAAGACGTTCGTCGCGCTCTACCTCGCCCTTAAATCTGTCCTGATCGACAAGACCCAGAAAAGGGTAGTGATCGTTAGGTCGGCGGTGCCCACCCGCGACATAGGCTTCCTCCCCGGTTCCGCCGGCGAGAAGATGAGAAACTACGAGGCGCCTTACGCCGCTATCGCGACCAAGCTCTTTGAGCGCGGAGACGCGTACGAGGTGCTCAAGCAGAAGAAGCTGATCGAGTTCATGCCGACCTCGTTCATACGCGGCCTGGACATTGAAGACGCCGTCATCGTCATCGATGAGGCACAGAACATGTCTTACCAGGAGATCAGGTCGGTGATCACCCGCACCGGGCGGAACTCGAGGGTGGTCATCTGTGCAGACAGGGCACAGGACGACCTGACGTCGAAGCGGTTCAACGAGGAGTCGGGCATCGACAAGCTCATGGGTGTCATGAAGAAGATGCCGTCCGTGTCGTTCACTGAGTTCGGCGTCGACGACATCGTGAGGAGTGACTTCATACGTGAATACATCATCGCCGAGTACGACATTCGCCCAGCTGAAAGCGAAGAGCCAGCCCTCCCAGGTTTCATTAGAGAACCCGCGAGAGTTCGAGAGGACTGACGTACTCTTCGAAGAAGTGAACACCCGCGACATGCCTTACGGTCGCGGGTACGTGATCGGGGACGCGGTCTACCCTTCGGTGACCACCGTCCTCGGCTCACTCGACAACGCCGCGCTCGATGAGTGGAAGAAGCGGGTCGGAGAGGAGGAGGCCGCCCGGGTCTCCAAGAGGGCGACCATCAAGGGGACAGCCGTGCACGAGATGTGCGAGCTCTACCTGAAGAACTCCCTGACCGACCTCTCGCCCTACCAGTTCATCGAGCGCGACTCCTTCCTCAAGCTGAAGCCGATCCTCGACGCCCGCGTGGGACTGATCTACGCGCAGGAGACTCCTCTCTTCACGAAGAGGCAGAAGATGGCCGGCCGAGTCGACCTCATAGCAGAGTTCGACGGCGTCCTCTCGATCGTCGACTTCAAGACGTCGTCGCGGCCGAAGGAGAGGGACTGGATCAAGAAGTACTTCGTCCAGGAGACGGCGTACGCCATGATGCTCTACGAGATGAAGGGCATCGCGGTCCACCAGATAGTCACGGTCATCACCGTGGACCACGACGAGCCCCAGGTGTTCGTGGAAAAGAGCGGCGACTACTACAACGACGTCATCGCCGCGCGTCGACAGTTCCGTCTAAAATTTGGAGTCTGATATGAACGACATGTTCGTGAGAGTGGTGGCCGACTCGGTGTCACCTGAGGGCCTGCGGCTCGTTACCATCCACGCCCACTACCCGAGGATCATCCACGCCGAGCTCATGACGCACCGGGTGTTCAGCCGTAACGCGCGATCGTCTCGCGCAGTCCCGGTGGAGACGATGCTCCGAGAAGTCCAGACGGCGCCGTTCGTCCCGTGGCACTGGGGCAAGAACCAGCGCGGCATGCAGGCCTCGGAAGAATGCGACGCGAAGGTCGACGCGTTCATCAACTCGCCGCTCATCCGCTCGACCGTCTCCCGCGAGGAGGCCTGGCTGAACGCTCGAGACGAGGCTCTCCGCTCAGCGCAGGCGTTCACGGAGGCGGGCTACCACAAGCAGGTCGCCAACCGGCTGCTCGAGCCGTTCTCCTACATCGACACCCTCATCAGCTCGACCGAGTGGAACAACTTCTTCTTCCTGAGGGACCACGAGGCCGCCGAGCCGCACTTCCACGACCTCGCGGCCATGATCTTCGATGAGATGACGTGGTCTCGCTCTAAGGAGCTCAACACGGGCGAGTGGCACCTCCCGTACATCAGCCCAGACGAGGCGGGACTCCCCCTCGACGTCCAGCAGAAGCTCTCCGTGGCCCGCTGCGCACGCATCAGCTACAAGCCCTTCGATGGCGACGCGTCCATCGAGCGAGAGCTCGAGCGGTACGACCTCCTGGTGGGCTCGACTCCCCTGCACGCCTCGCCCGCCGAGCACCAGGCGACCCCCGACTACGTCATCCGTGGGTTCCGCGGGAATGACCAGTGGGAAGACCGGTACGAGAACCCTGAGCTACACGGCAACTTCCGCGGCTGGGTCCAGTACCGAAAAACGTTGAAGGACGAGAACGTTCCTGGTTGACAAAACTTTAAGATGGTGATATACTGTCACTATCATAAAGGAAGGAAACCACAAATGATCGACTACGACCGTCTCCTCGAAGGAAAACAGAACCGCCGGATGGCTAACGAGAGCCGGTTCCTCGACCGTCTGGACCGCCTCGAGCGGAAGATCGAGAAGGAATGCCTCATCGGAGAACTCTGCCGGGAAGGCAAGGCCGTCTACTACTTCTGGCCGGCGGGCGGCAAGTACTTCGAGAACTCCAACTACATGGTCGTCGTGGACCACATCATCAAGAAGGGGTACGTGCGATGAGCAAGGAACCTAAGTCGCTCGACGAGCTGATGGGCGAGTACGACGCCGAGCGCATCGCAGAGATCGAGCGCTGGGAGAAGGAAAAGCCGGCATGGGTCAAGGAAAAGATCGAGGCCGAGAAAAAGCGGGACATCGAGCTCGGCATCCGAGACGCCGATGGCTACCTCATCGTCCCCGATGAGACCGACGACGAAGAAGACGAGGAGGAAGAGAGCGAGTAGCTCTCTTTTCTCAACAATCAAACCACACGAGAGGCACTAGCATGCGTTACGGGACTGCCAAGACGATCATCAAGGACACCGCCTCTTACACGCACACGGAAGTGAGGGAGGCCATCCTGGCCGTCCTCTCGGCCCGCGTCGCGGCCCCGCTCGACACCAAGCTCGCGCGGAAACTCTATGAAGAATTCTATTGACATTTCTCAATTCTCGTGGTACTATCGCACCATAAATACGAGATAGGGTCGCTACTCAATAGGCGCGCCGGGAGCCACGGTAAGCTCCCGCAACATCGTACGTAGAGGAGTTTTACGTGATCAGCTATGACTACGCCGTGTTCATCGGCCGTTTTTCCCCGTTTCACCTCGGACACCTCAGGGTCATCGAGAAAGCCCTGACCGTCTCAGACTACGTCATAGTAGTCGTCGGCTCGGCCAACCGCCCCAGGAACACACGGGTCCCCTTCACCTTCGCCGAGAGGCGCGACATCATCCTGGCATCGCTCCCCGAAGTGGACCGCGGCCGGGTCATCGTCACTTCCTGCAACGACTACCGGTACAACGACACTCGCTGGATCGCGGGCGTGCAGCACGCCGTGAGCGAGGCCATCGCCCAGCACTCCAACGTGGCCGTCTTCACGAACAACACGTTCAAGGACTTCAACCACAAGGTCGCCCTCGCCGGGATGTACAAGGACGGCACGAGCTACTACCTCAACAGCTTCCCGCAGTGGGACAACTCGATCGCGGTGCGACCTGAGGAGGTGGACGAGCAGATCCTCTCCTCCACGAACATCCGCAAGAAGGTGTTCGCCGGTGAAGTCGGCTACGACCACGAGATGGTCCTCGCGGGACGGCTGCTCATGGAGGACATGATCACGCACGACCGTTCCGAGTTCGACCGGCTCTTCGCAGACTGGGCCTACGAGCAGAAGTACGAAGCGGTCTACGGCAAGGGTCCTCACGTCACGGTCGACGCCTGCGTCGTCCAGGCCGGCCACGTCCTCCTCATCGAGCGCGGGCGCGAGTACGGTCGAGGTCTCCTGGCGCTACCCGGAGGTTTCTTGAACCGACGCGAGAAGGTCACCGACGGCGTCATCCGTGAGCTCCGCGAGGAGACGCGGCTGAAAGTGCCCGAGAAGGTGCTGCGCGGGTCCATCACGAAGCGAGAGGTCTACGACGACCCCTACCGCTCCAACCGCTCCCACATCATCACCCACGCCCACCTCTTCGAGCTGAGCAACGTCGGTGAGCTGCCGAAGGTCGTCGGCTCGGACGACGCCGCGAAGGCTCACTGGTACCCGATCAGCCTGGTCCAGAACATGGAGCACTATTTCTTTGAGGATCACTGGGACGTCATCGCCGACCTGCTCGGCTTCTGAGGACACTACATCATGAAAAAGAATGAAGCGCGAGAGACGCATGACCAACTCATGCGCCACTACTCGAAGACGATCAAGGTGCACAGGAAGCAGACGGTCGTGATGTGCGACTTGTGTAAGGGCACTGGACGCTACTACAAGGAAGAACTGACAGACTACCATCGCGGCGAGTACGACTCGATACGGTACGACTGCAAGAAGTGCAATTCCGGTGGCCGCCTGATCGTGGAAGAGGTCACGATCAGCATGGGCCCGTACACCAAGAAGTCGGAGAAGCCGTTCGATGATTTTCCCGACGAAGAACCAGATTTCTACAACATCCCCTACACCCTAGCAGAATAGAAGGAGTTTCAAATGCTGCTCAACAGAAACGTTATCTCGGCGAGCGACTGCTACAAGTTCTCGCACCCGTTCGTCATCTCTCGGTCGGTCGACGGCCTCACCTCGTACATCGAGGCCCGCCACGGCTGGGCCGAGGAGATCGTCTTCTTCGGTCTCCAGGCGTACGTCCGCGAGTACCTCTCGAAGCCGATCACCGTCGAGGACATCGACCGCGAGGAGCGCAAGGCCAAGTCCGCCATGATCCCGTTCCCACGCGAGATGTGGGAGCACGTCGTCACGCACTACAACGGCTTCCTGCCGATCACGATCCAGGCGCTGCCCGAGGGCACACCCGTGAAGCACGGCGTCCCGGTGGTCCAGGTCACCTCGCACGACAAGAAGTACCCCGGCCTCATCAGCGTGATCGAGACATCGCTGCTCCGCGCCGTCTGGTACCCGTCGTCGGTCGCGACGCTCTCGCGTGAGATCAAGAAGAACCTCAAGGTCTTCATCGAGCTCAACTCTGACCTCGACCCCGACGTGCTGCTCCCCACGATGCTCAACGACTTCGGCGCCCGAGGAGTCTCGAGCGGTGAGTCGGCCGCGCTCGGAGGTCTGGCGCACGCGGTCAACTTCATCGGCTCCGACACGTTCGAGGCGATCGACGCGGCGGTCCTCTACTACGACCACAACCTCGATCGAGACGGCCCGGTCATCGTGTCGGTGCCGGCCACGGAGCACTCCGTCACCACCATCAACGGCCCGGAGGGCGAGTCGAAGTTCATCGGCGCCACGATCGAGACCTTCACGGGCATGGGCTTCCCGATCATATCCCTGGTCGCCGACAGCTACGACCTCGACAACTTCGTGACGAACATCGTCGGCCGCGACAACCACGCTGCGATCACGGACCGCAACGGGTTCATCGTGGTGCGCCCCGACAGCGGAGAGCCCACCCAGATCGTCCCGCGCGTGCTCAATCTCCTCTGGGAGAAGTTCGGCGGCACGATCAACTCGAAGGGCTACAGGGTGCTCAACGCCAAGGTGCGCGTGATCCAGGGCGACGGCGTCAACTACGACTCCATCAATGAGATCCTCATCGCGGTCGGCGACGCCGACTTCAGCTGTGAGAACATCGTGTTCGGCATGGGCGGCAAGCTGCTCCAGGGCGTGATGCGCGACGACCAGTCCTGGGCGATGAAGACCAACGCGGTCCACTACCGTCCCGGCGAGGTCGCGGGCCACGTGAACTGGGTGGACGTCCAGAAGAAGCCGAAGACCGACCCATCTAAGGCGTCCAAGGCCGGCCGCCAGGCAGTCGTCTACTTCGACGGGACGTACCACTCGATGCGGGAGGACGACCTCAAGCTGGCGAACGCCGTCGGCCACCACGGCGCCCACAACTACCTCGAGCGGGTGTGGGAGGCAGGCAAGGTCCTGCGCACGACGACCTTCAAGGAGGTCCGGGAGCGCGCCGCGATCTGAACCGGCTTCACTAACGACGTTTAAGGCGCGGAGGATGTGGGACGACCCATCTTCCGCGTTTTCGTAAGAATCGCCTCTCCAGGCCATTGAGAACTTTGACTAAAAATAGTCGTTTACATTTCTATCTAGAATGAATATACTATTCTCAACCAAATCGGAAAGGGTTGAGAAATGAAAGTCTTAACTAAAGGTGAAGCCCTCAACTTGGCCTGCCGAGTACTGGCGGTCAACCACGGCTTCTTTCGCATTTCAGGAAAGCACACCACGTCGCTGTACTACACGCGGCGCGGTACGACCCACAAGATACGTATCTCGGATCACGTCGACCCGCTGAGGAACGACGACGTCCGGGCCGAGGTGATCATTGACTCGCCGACGATCGAGGCCGACGTGGTCTACAGGGTCAAGGACGCCGTCAAGAAGTTCGCCGTGAACGACGTGAACAGGGTGAAGAGATGAGTGACTTCAAGCAGAGCGACCCGCTCGAGTGCTTCAAGCCGGCGTGGAACGAAGAGGAAGTCCGGTGGGATTTCATTCACTTGCTCAACGGCAAGACGTACTCGTACCGTCAGCTGATCCATGCGCACGAGTGCTGCATCGACGACGGCCCGGTCGAGAGGCTGTGGAGCGACTACGTCAGGAACGCCAACAGGTACGCCGTCTACGACATGTCGGCGGAGTTCTTCCTGGCCTGGCTCCGGATGGCCCACGAGCTGAACGCGCTGTTCTACGCAGAAGAAGTGCGACTCGACTACCTGTACGAGAACCCCAAGAAGGGCAAGCAGTCCGAGGGCGTCTACGCCGCGGCTCTGGCCGAGTTCACCGATAAATACAAGAGGATGAAATGACTGACGACGCAAAGAAGGGTTGGACTCCGATCCTGTTCATCATAATGCGCACCGACTTGAAGTCTATGAACCCGGGCAAGGCGATCGCGCAAGGTTCCCATGCCGCCAATGCGGCTGCGAAGCACGCCGAGCGTGACGCGAAAGATCTGTACAGTTACTGGGCCTTCGGGACTTCTCAGGACTTCGGTACCGTGCTGACGCTCGACGGAGGCTCCATGGACGACATCAAGGAGCTCATCGCGCAGATCGAGGCCGAACGCGCCGTCAGGAAAGACTCTGGGGTCTCAGGCGTCATCCTCGACCCGACCTACCCGCTGCGCGACGGCAGCTACACGCACTACATCCCCGTCGAGACCTGCGCCTACGTGTTATGTTACAAGGACTCGCCGGCACACCGGGTCATCAAGCACCTGGAGCTACACAAATGAGCATCGTACAGTTCTTTGACGGCGGGTGGGAAGTCTTCGACGGCAAGATCGTCGTCACGCACTACCTCTGGGAGGCAGTCTTCGAGGAGCAGTCGCCCTTCGAGGTGTACAGCAAGTCCCAGTGTGAAATGCTGGTTGACTTCGCTCAAGAAAATGATATAGACTATCGAGAATGGATGGAGGCAGCGTGATGGACATCAAGGATTGTGTGGGCAAAGAAAAGTGGTGCAAGTTCACCCACTGGGTGCACAACGAGCTCTGGTACGAGTGTGAGAACGGTTTCCGGTTCCCGGTCACCACCCACGACGCCGGCACGGCCACGTTCAACGCCGTTGAGAAATCGGTGTTCCTGATGCGCTGGATCAGGAAGCACCTCAAGACTATCGAGGAGGCAGAAAGCTTATGAAGAAATTTGACATCGACGAGGTCCGCGACTTCATCGCCCGGCAGACGCCGGAGACGAAGGTCTACATCGGCTGTGACTCCTACCGCTTCAAGAAGGAGGGCGTCTGGTACGCCCGCTACACGACCGTCTGCGTCGTGCACATCAACGGCAAGAACGGCTGCCGGGTCTTCGGCGACATCGACACTGAGCGCGACTACGACCAGAAGAAGGACGCGCCGCGCATGCGCATGATGAATGAGGTCTACCGCTCGGTCGGTATGTACCTGAAGCTCGCGGAAGTCATCGGCGACCGTGAGATCGAGCTGCACGTCGACATCAACAAGGACAAGAAACACGGCTCGAACGTCGCGTACGCCGAGGCCATGGGTTACGTCCGAGGCGTCTGCGGCATCGACGCGGTGGCCAAGCCGGACGCACTTGCGTCGAGCTTCGCGGCCGACCACTTCCGCACCTACGGGGGCAAGAAGGAGGGACGCCGTGAACGGGCAGTCGCTGCATGAGCTGATCCTCGTCTGGATCAGAGAGGTCTTCACGCAGGCAGAAGAGGTGGACCCAAAAAGTGACCACTACTGGGAGTCCCTGGCCTACGGCTGGGCGCTCGGCCACGGTCTCACGGTGATCGAGGCTGGCGACTTCGTGCGCCAGCTCAACCTGAGGAACCTGCTGTGACCTTCGCGCTCGGGACTCTCGCGTGGGTGCTGATCATCGCAGTGGCCGCCTGGGCCGGAATTATGTTCGGCGCGAATTGAAGAAATCAGTTGACAAACTCCCTCCCCTGTGGTATAAATAAAACACCATCGGGGAGGGAAACCTTTCTCGATCGAACGTTTCGATGCTTCCGTATCGGCACCGCCTTCTAAGCGGTCGTTAAAACCGTAATGGCGTATGCTGGTTCGAGTCCAGTCGGAAGCTCCAAGTTTAGTAGACCCAGGCGGGTAGGTCGGCAAGCCGATCCCGTAGGTTGAGCCACAGGGGAAAGCGGTCCTTGCCGGGAACACCGACTCCTGAGTCCCGTAGTTTAGCGGAGAGAACGCCCCCGTTCAGGGGGAAACGCGGGTTCGAATCCCGTCGTGACGTTGGCGATAATTGGGCGTGTGATGAAATTGGTAGCCTTGCCAGGTCGAGAGCCTGGTGCCTAGCGCGTGTGGGTTCGAGTCCCACCATGCCCACCAAAATTTAAAGATGTAGTTGACAAACCGGTCGGTTCCATTTAAGATGGAACTACGATAGGAAAGGGACTTCATCATGAACGCAAAGTACACACTCTTCGTATACTCCTACAAGGACCTCGAGTTCCCGGGGAACATCGCTGGCACGGACTACTTCAACGTCCTGAACGTCGGTAAGTCCCACGAGGAGGTCCTGATCGAAGCCAACGCACACCTCAAGCGGGTGTCGAAGGCCACCGGTCGAGTCATCTTGGACTTCCGCGTGTCGGATGACGACGCACAGAGGTTCAACAAAGTCTAAGCGCGTATCACCTTAGCGGCGATAGGTTCCGGCTCTTAACCGGATGGCGTAAGCCCACCGAGGGTTCGAGTCCCTCTGCGCGCACCAAATTTCCCGGAGAACACGATGAACGACAGTGATGAGTGGGTCTGGGACTTTTTTTCCAATTTTGAGGATGATGATATGAATGCACTCGTGAACGCGGTCTCCGTCGGAGACTTCGACGACATCAGTGAGCTCGCCGTCGGTGACGTCGTCAAGTTCAACTACCAGGGCTACAAGCAGTACGACTCCTTCAACAAGGGTCAACCGCTCGAGGTGATCGAGGTCGGACGCGGTCCTACAGGCAACCTCATCTTCCGGGGCAAGCAGAAGAAGCTCAACAAGTTCGACCGCGCGCAGCTAGAAGCGTACATCGAGACTCCGTTCCTATCGGCCAAGTTCTTTCGAGTCGTGTCCCGAGCTACGCCGGCGCCCGAGCCTGCCAAGTCGCAGGCCGAGCTCGACATGATCATCATCGAGGCCACGAGCTACAAGGTCGAGAAGATGTGCAACTCCGCTGCGCTCAAGGCCGAGGTGGACGCGATCCTCCGCAAAGACATGAACAAGAAGCTGCTCGTCTTCAAGAAGAGCGCGACCGTCACCGTCGGCGAGCTGCCGATCATGTGGGACTACGCCAAGTGATCGAGTTCCTCAAGGCCAACTGGTGGAAGTTCCCGTTCATCCCGTTCCGGATCGTGCTCTTTGGGCTGACGTTCGGCCTGCTGAAGCCGCTCGCGGTCTTCTGCGAGCTCCTGTTTGACCTGTGTCCGGGACTGACTGACACGCGACCCAGGAAGAAGAGATGAAGACCTACGCGCTCAATTGCACCTACGGTGAAGTCCTGAAGATACTCGACTTTCGCCTCGAGTGCATCCTCAACGGCTACGTCGGCACCGTCATCGAAGACGGCGTGGAGTACCCGATGAACGAGTACGCGGTGTTCACGGGTAAGGAGCCCAGAACGGTCGAGCACGAGGGTCGATACACCGCCCTGATCATCAACGCACAGATAAAGAAGAGAAAACATGAGCGATCTACTGCAGACGATAAAGGACGACTTCCTGGCAGCCCGCAAGGCTCGTGAGTCGTCGACCGCGGCGTTCCTGTCGGCCCTGATCGGCACGATCGAGTCTGCTGCCATCACGGCAGAAGGCAGAGTCGAACTGACCGAGCAGCACGTCGTGACTGTGCTCAAGTCGTACCTCAAGAAGAACGCTGAGCTGCTCGCGATCGAGAACCTACCAGAGAACGCGATCAAGATGGTCGAGTTCGAGAAGGGGATCATCGAGAAGTACCTGCCGACTCAGCTGACCGAGGAGAAGATCCGTGAGATCTTCACCGAGCTCGACGAGTCGAACCTGGGCCTCATGATGAAGCACCTCAAGGACAACTTCGCCGGCCTGTACGACGGCACCCTCGCGTCGAAGATCGCTAAGGAGTTCCTGTGAAGAAAGTTCCCCGTGAGTCCTGTTCACACTGCGGTTCCCAAAGAGACGAGTCCGGAGCCATGAAGCACGGCGAAGAGTGCAGATGGCACACCGCCGTCGACGTCCGATACACCGAAGACAGAGAAGAGACAGTCATCTTCGTTCCTTACATGCCGAAGGGGCTCCTGTGACTGCCGTCATGTCGCAGGGCCTCCGAGACGAGGTTCAAAAGAATTCTCGCGAGAGTTGGGCGAAGGCACGCCCAGGCGTCGTGAAGATGTACGCCAAGCTGATCCTCAACGCGACGTACTGTTCACGCGAAGAAGCCCTGTCCCGCGCTGAAGACCTGGTCAGGAGACGTTTCGATTGAGCAAGACCTGGTTCCAGATACAAGAGAGTCACGGGAAGTTCCTCGTGACCTCTCACGTCAGAAAGTTCTCGGCCTTCGAGGGCACCGAGGTCACCTTCGAGAACTTCGTGGGTGAGTTCGACAGCGCAGAAGCAGCCGACAAGGCGGTCAAGGCCGTGCAGAAAGCGATGTACCTCTGATGGCCGCACCGTTCGTGTTCCTCGCCGATGACTTCATCAAGCTGATGGAAATAGCCAAGAGCGGCGACTCCGATAAGTTCATGATGGCCCACGACGGCGTCGTCGACCGGTACAACAAGATGAAGAGCTGTCAGGGTGACTTCCACGAGCTCATCTCGATCTACATGAAGAAACCCGTTGACAATCGCGTCGATCTGTAATAAATAGACACATACGGTCACGTAACCGCCGAGCTTGCGAAGCTCGAGTTAGGTAATGGATGAAAATGCGGGTTCGAGTCCCGCCGTGACCTCCATGCACGCGTATCCCCGCACGCTTCGAACGTGCACAAAGGTAACGGAGTGGCCGTGAGGCTGATGCAGGTTCGAGTCCTGTCGCGTGCTCCACCCCTTAACATGGAGAGTTGAATGTCGCACTGGAAGGGCAAGCGCGTCCAGATCGTAGTCGTGGACCTCGAGTCTAAGGAAGAAGTCATCGTTGACTTCGAGAAGTTCCTTGACACGGACACGATGGCAGACGTCTTCGACGAGTTCGACCCGTTGAAGTTCGGCTTCATCATCACTCCATTCGAAACTGATGAAGAAATCGGTTGACAATCATTTCAGAATGAGTTATATTAGTTCCAGAATGGAGAAACGAGTGATGCAGTTTTACGTACCGATACACGAGAACTTCATCATCCACTATGGGGCTCTGGCGATGATCATGCTAGACTCGTTCTTGAGATGAGGTACCTGACGGACGGCAAGAGACACCTGGTCTGCGAGCCGTTCTCGGTAGAGAACCTCCACGAGATGGCGAGGGACCTCGGGATTTCCCGGTCCTGGTTCCACGGTGGAAAGTTCCCTCACTACGACGTGCCCAAGAGACGCATCGACGAGATCACCGCGAAGTGCGAGCTGGTCTCGTCTCGAGAGATACTGAGGGTGATAAAGTGCGGAACGTGCTGATCATGGACAAGGCCCGGTGGGACGCCGTAAAGTTCTACCCGTACGAGATGATCAAGCACCTCAGTGCCGTCGTCATCGTAGACGAAGAGACCGAGACTATTGAACTGCTGACGGAGAGGTCTACTGGACTGCTGCGTCGAACCTGGCCCCTGGAGATGCTCGACCGACTGGTCAGCCACGCGGGTGCCGATGAGAATATGCTGGGCTAGTGTAGCTGGTGTGCAAGCGCGGCTGTGAACCGCGAGGAGCCTGTTCGATCCAGGCGCCCAGTACCAATTTTATGGAGGAAGTGAATGGAAGACGACAGCATTGCGATGAACAGTGACATCAGTTCGATACTCAAGATTGAGCTCGAGAAAATGATCGCGACGTATGAAGCACAAGTCGCGACGTACATCCAAGAGCGCGGACTGCCGGACGGCCTCGCTGAGGACCAAGTCGGCGCCTTCTACTTCGGTCTCGACCGCGACGGTGTTCCTGTCTCGTACGGCAACGCCGACGATGTCTACTCGGACGGCTTTGACTACGGGATCACTGAAGGCGAAGCGATGCTGGCCTACAAGCTGCTCGCACTGCTCGACGGGGAGGACTGATCGTGTTCACGCTATCGTCGATCACAGTCGCCGTGCTGCTCGCGATATGCGTCCCCTCGCTTGCGATCGCGGCGGTAATGGTACTCATCGACGTAGTCAAGTCGGTGAAGAACAGGAATAAATAGACTACGACGGGGTAGACTAGCTGGTGCTTTACTGCGGTCCGGAGCCGTGGTGGAGAGGTTCGATTCCTCTTACCCCGACCAAATTTTAATGTGCGTCTGGAGCCAGGTGGGAAGGCATCGCCATGACACGGCGACAAGACGTGGTTCGATTCCACGCAGACGTACCATGCTCCTAGCGCCAGGTGGGAAGGCACCGGTATCACACACCGGCATGACTCAGTTCGATTCTGAGTAGGAGTACCAGTTTTGAGGGATCGTATAACCGGCAGTACGCTCGGCTCTGACCCGTGAAGCCCAGGTTCGAACCCTGGTCCCTCAGCCAAATTTGGAGAGTAAACCTGTCGGGTGACAGGTGCGGTTTGCTAAACCGTCAGTCCTCGCAAGAGGATGTGGATCGTCCCCACTGCTCTCCTCCACTTCCCTTGCGAAAAGGAGTCCTCACGGGCTCCTTTTTTGTTGACAAATGCTCCCGACTAGTTTATAGAAATAGTATGATATCTCAACGTAAGCTGAATGCTCGGGCCAAGTCTAGGGAGTTCATCAAGGGCTCTCGTGAAGAGGTCCTGGAACAGTGTGGTTACTCGAGGCTGAAAGCGAAGCATGGCAAGTCCAAGAGACCCGATTTCCCGAACCTCAAAGTCGAGTCAAGGTACTCTACCTCCGACGTCGTTGGGAACGGATTTAAGACCCGTTCCGGGGCCCAACATCCCGACGCAAAGAATTTCCCGGTTCAGACGCCCCACAAGCAAGGACCCATGCTGTTTACTCGAGCTGACGACGCTCGATACGCCGGAGGGAAGAAGTCATGATAGAGCTGCACTGCACTGGCCCAGGAAGGTACGACGTGACCCTGAACGATCGGGTGACCCACAAGGTCGCGAAGATTAAGGTACGGAACGACGGCTCGGTCAAGTACGCCAACGGCTTCAAGCCCACCCACCTCGACCGCTGGGTCCTCCGAGAGGTTGACGGGACGTACGAGGGCTGCCGCAAGTTCTTCTCCCTGAAGAACCTGATCGACGAGGAGTTCCCCTTCACGAGGGTGAAGAGAGTGAAAAACTCGTTGACAAATTTCTCGAGATGATATAAGAAATACCAAACGGGAGGGACTCACGTGATCACGCTAGAAGAGCTGTCGAGGCTGAAGAAGAAGGTCAACAGGCTGCAGGACGACATCGAGGCGACGCGAGAGTACCTCTGCGACCCAGCATGCTGCGCCAGCCGAATTGAGCTGCGCGATAACCTCCGTGGGTACATCGAGAAGTGGCGGAAGGCCGTCATCGAGTACAACAAGGCGGAACGATCGTTCCTGGAGTCGCTCTGATGAATAACTGGCCTGAAGTGCACGACCTGGTAGCAGTCACCATCAAGCAGGTGGACTACTACGGCTACGTCGAGCACATCAACTACGACGTCAGGGACCTGTACATCCTCGTCGAGTTCTACCCTGGGTGCTCCAGACAGTTTGAACCGGCCGAAGTGAGGCTCGTGAAGTTTCCGGAGGAGAAGAACGCGTGATGTCTAAGTCGCTCTTTGAGATTTACGTGCCGACCGTGAAGAACAACGGTAAGCCGATCCGCACCAGGCACCACCGCGAGTGGGACCGCCGCATCCGCCTCATCACGGGCGGCCTCACGGTCTACAAGCCGGTCAAGGGACAGTGGGTGAACACCGCTGAGGACGGGAAGCTCTACGAGGAGAGGATGATCCCCGTGCGCATCGTCGCGACCGACGCCGAGATGAAGCGCGTCGCCGAGCTCACCAAGACGTTCTACGAGCAGATCGCAGTGCTCTACTACAAGCTCTCCAACGAGGTGCACTTTGCCTGAGTTCCGCATCAGACCGGCCGTCATCCAGAACCCCTTCTCCGTCGTCCGAGACCGAGTGAGGGGCTACGTCGCCGAAGAGAAGAAGACGATCATGGGCCGCGACTTCTGGTTCAAGGTCTACAGCCACACCAACGACGAATACGCTCGTGCCTACGTCAAGAGCATCGCCCGCGAGCGAGAAGCCAACAGGGCACACTTTGAGAAAGAAACGGAGTACATAAAATATGAGTGACGTGATCGTACGCACCCACGAGGGGCTCGCACCCTTCGTCAAATGGTACTGGCCTAAGTCCGACGACGGAGCCTGGGACGGACCTGTAGACGACTGGATAGTGAGCCACGGCCCCCTCATCTCGACCTTCGAGAAGAAGCGGGGCGTCATCCAGGCCGGTGGGTGCTGCGGCATGTACCCCGCTCTCTTGTCGAGCATGTACGACCAGGTGCTCACGTTCGAGCCCGACGCCATCAACTTCAGCTTCCTCGAGATGAACTGCGAGGGCCTGCCGAACGTGTGGTACTCCAATTCTGCACTGGGAGACACCCACAAGTTCGTGGGAGTGAACCGGCTCACGATGAACAACGTCGGCATGCACCAGGTGGTGGACACACCGAACGGCGACGTCCCGATGACCACCATCGACTCCGAGGCGTTCAAGCTGCGGGTCCCGGTCGACCTCATCTGGCTCGACCTCGAGGGCTACGAGTACCTTGCGCTCCTTGGCGCTATCGAGACCATCAAGGAGTTCCACCCGATCATCGGCGTGGAGAGGGCTTCCGGCTCGATACGAGACTTACTGAACCCGATGGGCTACCGAGAGCTGGCGCCGTCGAAGATGGACACCTTCTTCATTCACAGAGAGGACATTAAGTGAGCAAGACAATCAACCCGAGGTTCGTGGCGCTTTGCGCCGGCGCAGCTGCTATAGCGTTGCTCTCGTTCGGGTCGTTCTACACGATCGACCAGGGCGAGCGAGGCGTCATCCTGCACAATGGTCTGGCCGTCTCCACTGCAGAGCCCGGGCTTCACTTCAAGATACCTTTCTTCGAGAGCGTCGTGAAGGTCCCGGTCACCCAGCAGGTGACCTACTGGACCTGCGTCGCCGGCACCCAGTGCAGTGCTGAAGAGCGCGCCGAGATGCAGGCCTACTCACAGGACCAGCAGCCCGCCGCGATGCGCGTGACTGTGTCTTGGCACGTGCCGGCATCTGACGCGCTCAAGCTCTACTCTGAGTACGGGAACCTCGACAACCTCGAGGGCCGACTGATCGCCCGCCACGCTCCGCAGGACGTCAAGACTGTCTTCGGCAAGTACACCGCGGTGTCGGTCATCCAGAACCGCGCGCAGTTCAACGCCGACGTCCAGAAGGAAGTCGAGGCCGGCATGGACGGCCCCGTGCAGATCGACAGCGTGCAGGTCGAGAACATCGACTTCAGCGACGCCTACGAGAAGTCAGTCGAGGCCCGCATGACCGCTCAGGTCGAGGTCCAGAAGCTGGAGCAGCAGAGGCAGCAGCAGGAAGTCCAGGCCAAGATCACTGTGATCAACGCTCAGGCGGCCGCCGACGCGCAGCTGGCAGAGGCCACCGCGAAGGCCAAGGCGGTCCAGGTAGCAGGCGACGCGCAGGCCACCGCGATCAAGGCGATCGGTGAGGCAGAAGCCTCGGCGCTCCGTGCCAAGGGTGACGCCCTCCGGGACAACCCGAACATCATCGAGCTCACGAAGGCCGAGAAGTGGAGCGGCAACCTGCCGACCACGATGGTGCCTGGCTCGGCCGTACCGTTCATCGAGGTAGACAAGAAATGAAGAGAGACGAGTTCGGTGACCGGATGAAGGGTTACGAGGACGCGTTCGTGTCGAAGGTGGACGGGTCCAGACCCGTCTACATGAGGCTCGACGGGCGCTCGTTCTCGAAGTTTACGAGGGGACTCGTCGGCCGCGCCCAGCTGGTGAAGCCGCGCGACTCGGGCTTCGAGCAGGTTTTCGTCAACTCCACGATAGATACGGTCGAGGAGTTTCACTTCGCCCTCGGCTTCCATCAGAGCGACGAGGTCTCCCTGTTCTTTCACCCAATGAAGAACGACGTGTCCCAGCTCCCGTTCGACGGCAAGGTGATGAAGCTCTGCTCGGTCGTGTCGTCCTACTTCACGGCCAGGTTCGTCTCGAACTTCTACGAGCGGTTCGGCTTCATCCCCGAGGTGTCGTTCGACGCCCGCGTCTGCGAGATGCCCGACGAGGACGAGGCGACGAACATGCTCGTGTGGCGCTACAAGGACGCCGAGCGCAACCTGATCCAGGACCACGCGCACCACGAGTTCGGTGCCAAGGCGCTGCACGGCGTCTCGACTCGAGAAAAGTACGAGATGATCGGTTCTCCCGAGATTCGTCCGGGAAACTTCATTAAAAGGGTTGACATTCTTCGAGAAGATGGTATAGTACGCCATAGAGTCGAGAAACTCAACGTCGACTTCAAGTCAATGTCCTTCGGCGATCGCCGGGAGCTAATCTACGGAAAGGTGACGAATGTTTAAAGTCAAGAGAGACTCTTGGCACTACCGCTGGCTCGTGTACTACAGCCTGATCCTGGACTCAACGAGTCGCGGTTCACGGTACTGGCCAGACCTGAAGAACTTCAACGACGCCGAGAAGACCTACCGTGACCGTCGCTTCCCGCCCACCGACTTCTGTGCCTACTGGCGCGCGGTCCTGGTGTGGCCGGCCCTCCGCCTCGGCATCAACCTGGTCGCCTGGTCACTCCCGTTCATCGTGATGTACTTCGCGGGACTGTCGGGAGCAGTCGGCTTCGGCATCGTCTTCGGCTTCATCGCGGCCTTCGCGGTAGCGATCGCGCTGCTGGGCTTCGCGGGCCTCGGTCTCGGTAAGGTCCGTGACTGGTTCTGGAAGAAAGCCGACGAAGCCAAGGGTGACGAGTTCCTCGCCCACGTCTACGAGTCCTACAAGGGCAAGTTCTGCTCGAAGGTAGAATACGAGGAGAAAGCGCAATGAACAAGACGTTCAAAGTCATCTACTGGGGTTTCTTCAACATCCCCGTGAAGGGCTTCCTGGTCGCGGCCGCGTTCATCTACGGCGTCGCGACGGTCGCCGGCGCTGACCACCTCGGCAAGTACCACATCGCCGCTCACGAGGACAAGGTCTACTGTGCTTCCTCGCCGGTCGCGACGTCCGACTCTGACTCGGCCGGCAACGTGGCTTACAGCTGCACGGTCAAGGCGAAGATCGTCGATGTCTTCTAAGATCGTCCCGTTCACGGGAGAATTCTGCCACGTCACCACGTCGGTCCGTCCGACTGAGCTCGGATACGTCGTCGAGCGTACGATCGACACCCTCACGGTCCAGTACCGCGGAGGCATCGTCGGTAAGTACAAGATCGGCAAGAACGACTTCACGCGCATCAACGTCTTTCCGGGCGAGAAATGGTACTCCCTGAGTATCGACGAGCGCATATCAGAAGTAGAGAAGGGGCTCTCGGGCCCCTTCGTGGAACACATCGAGAAGCTCGACGAGCGACCGAAGCAGTCGATCGACGAGTTCCTGGGAACCGTCGCGTATGACGCACCATTTGGAGATGAACGTGACTAAACTTGAGAAAATGAACACCGTCAATTCCAACGGCAAGGCATTCAACTGGGATCGCGGGCCGCTCCTCGTCGCCGCGGCCTTCATCGTGCTCGTGGCGCTGATCATCTTACTGTGAAGCCCTGGTCACACGCGCGTAACTCCGTGAAGCGATACGGAGGGCGGGAAGAAGACTACATCGCTATCCACGACTGGTTCGACTCGACGAAGAGCGCCTACGCCGACACCCGGCACCGGGCGATCCTCCACAACACCTTCGGCATCTACCTGTGCGAGCAGCTGTTCGGTCACGTGATCGTCAACAGCGACGGCAAGACGGTGCACGTGAGGAACGTCGCGGAGGACCACGTCGTCGAGGACTGCGGGTTCATCCCAACGATTGAGAAATGGCTGTCGGGCATCCCTCCTGAGGACTGGATGCGCGGCCGCGGAATGAAGAAACGAGTCGAGAGCAAGGAACTCGCGTATGACTAAGGTAGACACGACGGCCCTCAAGGCCAAGTACGACGAGCTGCAGGCGAAGATAGACGCGCTGCAGGAAGAAATCCGGGGTGAGACCCAGAAGATGATCGCGTCCGTCTTCGAAGAGTTCTTCACGAGCAACCCCAAGGCGCACGCGGTCGCGTGGGTGCAGTTCACCCCTTACTGGAACGACGGTGACTCGACCTACTTCCGCGTGGGCGAGCCGCACCTCTACTTCTCGGACGAGGCCATCGACGACCTCGGCTTCGAAGAGGGTGAAGAGGACCAGAGCGTGGAGGACATCGTCTCGACGTACGACGACGTCACGGAAGACGAAGTCGAGCGCGCGTTCAACGAGTTCGATGAACTGAGCAAGGTCATCCGCTCCATCGAGGACGCCTACATGGAGATGATCTTCGACGACCACGTCTCTGTCGTCTACACCCGCGAGGGTTTCACCACTGAGGAGCACAGTCACGAGTGATGGCTAAATTCGAAGACTTTAAGATAACCCTCGCCGACTACAACGAGGACCTCATCGCCGTCTGGAAGGCGTCGACCCACTACGACTTCTACCTCGGAGACATATTCGACCTCTCAGGAGACGCGATCGTGTCTCCCGCGAACTCCTTCGGCTTCATGGACGGCGGCATCGACGCGGTGTACGTCCACAAGTTCGGGAAGAAGGTCGAGAAGAGGCTGCAGGAGCAGATCAAGACTCGCACCTTCGGCGAGCTCCTGGTCGGAGAAGCCCTGCTGATACCGACGGACGACGAGAAGTTCCCCATCATGATCTCGACGCCGACCATGCGGGTGCCGATGACGATCCCTGACCCGATCTCGGTGCGGCTCGCGATGCGCGCCGCGGTTTACCACGCTCTAGCGTTTGGACTCATGGACGTCGTGACTCCCGGCCTGGGGACCCTGACTGGTCAGATGCGGCCTGAGTGGGCGGTGTCCATGATGCTCGCCGGCATCAACGACGTCCTGAACGCGCTGCCGTTCCCGAAGAACATGGCAGAGGCGTCAGAGCGCCACTACGCCTACCACCTGCAACAAAGATAAAAATAGTGGTTTACATCTTTCAGATATGGTATATGATAGAACTATCAAATCTGAAGGAGTAAACCACGTGACTAAGCGCATCGTTACACCGAAGACCGAAGTGATCACCCGCGACGTCCCCTCGGTCGTCATCTGGAACAACCCCTCGAAAGAGGGCATACCTGCCGGCACCGAGGTTCAAGTAATCAAGGAGTTCTGGCGTAACGGTGAGGGATGGCTCCGTCTACGAGACGGTCGCGAAATCCCTGACGTGTTCACGATCTAGTTACTGAACGGCTTTGATGCTAATAGGCATGAAGTTAACGGGGAGGTGCTTCCCGTCATAGGCCATGTAGTTCCAGCCGAACCACTGCTTGAGGTACTTCGTCGACCCAAGGGACCAGTTCCTACGGTAGGTGAAGTACCTCGTCCCGTTCGCGGACTGCATCACGTTGGCGTAGACCTTGCCGCCCTTGCCGAAGTCGATCGAGGTCGGGTTCGGGGCAGACTCCCAGACGACGGTGTGGCCCGCGGTGTCGAAGCCGAGGACGACTGCGTTCCAGCCGGCCGCCGGGTTGCGGCAGATCCAGCGAGTACGCTGCCACCACAGCTTGAGTCCGGTGGCGCCTGCCGGGTAGAGGTCAGCGTGCTGGTGCTGGCCGCCGTCGAGGTCGTCGTCGAGAGTCGAGAAGTACTGGAGGAAGCCCGGGAGCTTCGTGACGCCCGCGACCACTGAGTACGCCGCGAGGAGCGGCGACAGAGCGTATGATAGCAGCGTGAAGAAGACCTTCAGCGCCACGTAGAGCGGGTAGGTGAGCACCGAGAGCGGTGCGAGCTTGATTATCTGTATGAAGTCGTTCATCGATTATATCTCTGCGTCTGCTGTCCAGGTTGCCGAAAATGATACTTGCTGGGGTCCGCCGGTAGCAGTCGCCGACGCGTTCCACGCTATTGCGCTAGCACTCACGGAACCGGACGTACAACCCGCGTAGGAGAACGAGGCAGACATCGTCGGAGCTGCTCGCTTAGTCACAGTAAACTGACCGTTGTAACCGAAGCCCGCATTGGCACCACAGTACGTCGTGAGCGAGCAGGTGCCGACCTCGTAGTACCGCTGACACATCACGAGCTCTTGCGAGTAGTGTCGTCCGTAGAAGGGGTCGACCTCATCGGTCGCATCGCCCTCGACGACGCTCACTCGAGCGATGTCGAACGTGCCTGACTGCTGGCCGAGGCTGTTGTTTCGCGAATTGAACGAGGAACCTGCGTCGAACCAGATAGACAGGAGAGTGCCGTCGTTTCCAGCGGTGCCGAACGTAAAACCTGAGACTGACGGCAGCTGCACGGTGAAACTGAACTGCTGCCAAGAGGTGGTGAGCGCACAAGTCTTCGCTGATGTGAACTGATACGAACTCGGAGAACCGCCAGAGCCGAAGGTCTGTCCTATTTCTACGGCTATGTTCCTGTTGGCGTCGGCCTTCGCCCAAAGGGTCACCGTGAGCAGTTTGCCCGACAGGAGCGTGGCTCCTTCTATGTTCTGCTGGAGGACTACGAAGTTAGCAGCGCCCGCCGCTGACGTCACGACTGTCCTGCAGAAACGCACCGGATTTCCGGCGACGACCGTCTGTCCCGGTGAGAAGTCCTGTCTCGAGGCCGTCTTCGACGACCCGAGGTGCTGCATGGTCCATCGGTCGGCCGAGCCGTATCCCGTGGAAGTCTGGGACGTCGCCCTCTGCCAGAAGTCGAAGTTGCCGTTGATGAGCTTGTTGCGGTACGGGTTCAGAAGCGGGTTGTTCGCGATGGACTGCTTGGTGTCGTTGACGAACGAGGTGTTAGCTACCTTAGACATAGTTAGCTCCAGTAAGAATTAGTGGCGAAGTCGGCCGGGATCGGCGTCATCGCCTTGATGGCCCACGACTTCTCGTACAGCACCGACACGTAGTTGGCAGACTGCTGCCACAGCGACAGCATCTGCGACGGAGTCAGGTCGTGGTCGACGTTGTTGCCGTCACGGAATGTCGTGAGCGTCGCGTTGTCTCCCGAAGCCAGCCTGAGCTGGGCCGCGAGTGCGAGGTTCGTCAAGTTCCGCGCGTCGGCGTCAGAACCCGTCACGTAGACCGTGACGGATGGTGCTATCGTGAAGGTCGCACCGACCTGGATGCGGCGGTCTCTCTCTTGGTTCACGTCGTCATTCGTGATGGGGTCCATGAAGTTACCGATCTTGTTAGCAGGATCTGCTGCCAGCCAGTCCGTGATGGACTGGCGCATGGAGTTAGAAGGGTTGTTCGGGACAGACCACGCCACGCCGTCTATCACCGCGTTGATGATGGTCGCGTCGGCATTGGCGTAGGTTGCGCTGGTTACGGCCACGAGGTTTCCTTAGAGTTCTGCGTCTGCTGTTATGCTTCTTGCACCAATGCCGACTGGGCCTGTCGCCGTCGCAGTCACGAGCCATCGAGCGCCGTACGTCGATGGATTGTCGACAGTCGAGGAACCTGCGTTGGTGTTGGTGCCACCTATGTTAGTCACCGTAGGAATGGCACGCATCGTTACTGGCCAGACGAGCTGTGTGGCGATGGACGCACCAGCCGTAGTGTAGCCAGACTGTGACGCGTTGAACGCGGTGTAGTACCTCTGGCACAGAGCGAGCTCTTGCTGGAGGTGTCGAGGCGAGAACGGGTCGTTCTCCGCTCGCGCGTCACCCTCCACGAGGGACACGTGACTGAGCGTGAACGCGCCTGACTGCTGGCCGAGGTTGTTCGTCCTCGAGTTGTAGTTCGAGCCCGCATCGAACCAGAAGAGAACGCTCAAATTGTCGTCGTCGTTCGTGCCGAGGACTTTACCCGCGATGGACGGGATGTTGACCACTACGTCGTACCGTACTGGGCTTGCGGCGAGGGTGACCTGCGTGACGCCTATGCCCTGAACGCTAGCAGAAGGTGAGCCGCCCGTGCCGAAGTTCTGCACGAACTCAACGGCAATCTTAACTCCTACAGTACCGTACGCGTAGAAAGTGAGGGTTGCTGTCTCGCCTTGCAGTGTCTGTACGTTTTCTATCTTCTGCTGCTTGTAGCAGTTGTTGTTCGCGCCTGCTACTGAAGTCACGACGGTAGAAGAGTAGTAGATCGGGTTGCCAGGTATGCTATTGAGGCCGACCGTATGCACTCCGACTGACGAGACCTTCGTGGTGCCGTTGTTGCCGTTGAACCACCTGTCATCTGCACAGTAACCTGAAGTCGTGTTCGACGTGCCCCTCTGAGCGATCTCGAAGCCCCCGTTGATGATCTTGTTACGGTACGGGCTGTACACTCCGGCAGTGGCGACGTCCACCTTAGCCGGCAGCAGCGCATTGAGAGTCGAAGGGAAGCCGTACGCTCGGACCGTGATCACGTCGCCAGCGAGGCGCGCCTGAGAGAGCGTGATCGACGCGCCGGTGGCGGTGCCGAAGTCGCTGCGCGGCAGCAGCAGGCCGTTCGCGAAGACGTCGAAGTTGTTGACGTTGTACGAGAGGACGAGGCCGTTAGAGTCGACGCCCGTGAAGACAGTCTGCCCGTCGACTGCGACGACATACACGAAGTCAGTTCGCGTGACGTAAGTGGGAGAATTGCCTAGGTACATGTGTTTCCCTTAGAGTTCGGCGTCGAGGCCGAGGGTCATTCGAAACGTTCGCGCAGCGACGCCAGTCGCGGTCGTGATCATAAGACATATAGCGTAGTTGATGTTCGTCTCTGATATGCTGAAGTTCGTGAACCCCGACGAAAGGTTTGAGAGGATAGAGGCAGAAGGCGCAATGCGCATGATTACTGGGAAGTACATCGTGTGACCGATGGTTCCGTTGTCGGCCGCTGCGTCCCAGCGCCACACTGTAGGAAGGTTCTGATAGTACCGCAGGCAGAGTGCGAGTTCCTGCGCATTGTGTCTCTGTTCAAACGGCTCTGTCTCTCCAGTAGCGTCACCCTCGACGAGGGACACGTGGGCTATGTCGAACGTGCCTGACTGCTGGCCGAGGAAGTTGGTGAGTGCGTCCTGGGAAGAACCTGCATCAAACCAGAACCGCACACCCAGGTAGTGAGTGCCGTCGGTGGCCAGGGTCTTACCAGCGATGGAGGGGACGACGAAAGAGTAGCTGAACTTCTGCCACGTAGTCTGTAGGGTGACCTTGTTGACGCCGATCGTGGCGATCGAGGCGGAACCAGCAGTCCCGAACGACTGGACGAGTGAAGTAGACATCGGTCGCGGCGCGTCGGCCTTGGCGTAGAAAGTAAGGGTGGCAGTCTTTCCCGCGAGAGTGCGGACGTCCTCGATGCGCTGCTCGGTACGCACGAGGTTGGAAGCGCTCGCCACTGACGTGACGACGTTACGGCAGAAGAAAGTCGGCTCACCTGGGACGTCTGTCTGTCCGGCAGTGAACGCCTGTCGCGACATGACGTTAGTCGACCCAAGCGGGCCTGAGAGCCACCTGTCCGCACTCCCGTAGCCAAACACGGACTGCGTAGTGCCGCGCTGCCAGAAGTCAAAGTCGCCGTTGATGATCTTGTTGCGGTAGGCGCCCGTGAAGTTGTATCCCGTCTTGTCGTACTTGCTCGACAGAGAAGCCGTCAACGGGTCCAGTGCTACGGGATTGGGTGCTGCGCCGAGGTAAGACATTCTTATGCGGTCTCCAGGATCGTCATGACTACGTCGACGCTGGTGGCCGTGTCGGACTTGACCCGGATGCTCTCGCCCGCCATGAGCACCAGCTTCTGGTCGCCGCCCGCGATGGCGATCGAGCCGCCGACCACGAGGGTCGCAGTCGAGATGATGTAGTAGTCGTTCGTGCCGTCGTACTGTGAGGCCGAGACCTGGATGACGCTGTTCGTGGTGTTGCAGAGAGTGAGGCCGATCACGGTCGAGACGGTGTTGGCGGGGACGGTGTAGGCCCCGACTGCCGTGAGCGCAGTCCCGATGCTCTTGGTCTTCTTTGACTTGAATGTGTTAGTTGCCATGACTTATCCCAGTGCGATCGCGAGGGCGATGATGTTTCCGTTGAGTGTGTCGACCGTCGACTGACCGTCCGAGAGGTCTGCGATCGCGGGCTGGGCCCACGAGAGCCCGCTCGCGCCGTCGGTCTTCAGCCACTTGAACGTGGTGTTGCCGCCCGACATCTTGAAGTTGGCGACGGCCAGTGAGAGGTTAGCGGTCGAGGCGACCACGACGTTCGCGTTGAACGTCACCACTCCGACAGTGAAGTTCACGGTGTTAGAGTAGTTCATCACAGACGACACGTTGAAGGTGTTGCCGCTGAACAGACCGCCGTTCGACGACGAGAAGCTGACGTTCACCTTGACGGTGTTCACGTTCGCGGTGTTCGCTGTGATCGTGTTAGACGCGAAGGTCGCGACGTTGCCGTTGTTCGCGGTCACGCTGTTCGAGGTGATCGTCACCAGGTTGGCGGTGTTCGCCTGGACTGCGTTCGCGTTGAGAGAGTTGACCGTGAAGCTGACCGCGTTCGCGACGTTGATCGCGAGGTTGTTCGCGGTGCCGCCCGTGATCGTGACGCTGTTCGCGTTCTGGTGGGCCATGCTGAGCACGTCGGCGGGCTGCAGCGCGGTGTCGGCCTTGGCGCCCTGGGCGGCCGTCGCGAAGTCGGCGGCGTTGACCGCGACGTTGAGCGTCTGGTTCATCGCGTCGACGGCGATCGCGGCGCTGTTCGCGGCTGCTACCTGTGAGGCCGCTGCGGCGTTCTTCGAGTTGTTAGCCGATACCTGTGAGGCGTTGGCTGAGTCTCGAGCCGAGATAACGTTGGCGTAGACGGCGTTGACGAAGACGTTGATCGACACGCCGGTGTCGAACAGGAACTTTGAGATAGAAGAGACGTTCGCGCCGTTCGACGAGACGTAGACGGTGTTGGCGTCGCCGTTCACCCATACGTCCGCCCTCTCTTCGTTCTCTTTGAAGCGCGGTATAGAATTTGCCAGCGGCAGCTGCGTCATCAGTTAAGGTCCTCTGGCATGTCTACGTTCACTATCGTGTCCAGTTGGTCTTCGAGCGCTATGAACTCGTCAAAGGTCAGCCCTTCGAGCAGGATGGCCTGCTCGTCCTGGCTCCTGAAGCGGAGTACTCCCTCGACTTGAAAGGCTAGCTTCTGCATCTTGAATTATTTATAGAAACCCGAAAATAGTTTGAGAAATGGAAAATTTCTCGTTTACAATTCGTCGCGGCTATTTATATTGGTATCAGAAAGCAATACAGGATCACATTTTTCATGATACATTCTTATGTCTCTACCGCCCACTCGAGAGTAATCAAGTGGACGGAAGGCGGTCGCATCTTGCATTACGAGATGGACGGCAAGACCCTCATCAGCATCGAGCCCCACACCAAGGCAGCCCTCAACAAGATCATCAAGTTCCTCGAGAAGAAGCCCACCAGCAAGACCGTCCGCATCGGCGGGCTGAACGCCGCCGCACAGGCCCTGCTCCGGGACGTAGACTCGATCCGGATCGAAGAGATCGACGGGGGCATCTACGGTCACGTCGGCTCCGGTGAAGACTACCGCAAGATCGCTCGGCAGGCCGACAAGCGGTACAACAGCACCTACGAGAACACCCACGTGTACGTCCGCAAGGACGACTCGTTCAAGGACAACACGCGGTACGAGATCGTGCTGCACTCGGACGGACTCATCCAGTTCGAGGAACTCGAGCCGATCGCGCCCGAGAACATCAACATGCGCTACGAGCAGCCCCTGCTCAGCGTGTACCTCACGGAGGCATGAGTGGCAGTAACAGTAGTCGGACGAGACGAGTCCGTGAAGAGACGCGTCACGCACAAGCGGTGCGGCTCCATCCTGGAGTACTACGATCAAGACGTGCGAGAGGCCATCCACACTGACTACGGAGGCGGGACAGAATTCTGGCGGTACGTAGTGTGTCCAGAGTGCAACACGCGTTACGACGGTGAAATCGTACGAGATTCTATAGTGGAAGTAAAGTAAGATGGAGACTATCTTCATATCAGTGTCCTGCTGGGCCTTCGTGGGCTTCGCGTGGACGGTCCGAAAGAAGAGTCCCTGGTGGACTTACTTCGCGTCCCTCGCGATCGTGCTCGCGCTCGCGTACGCCGCCACCGGGCTGAACACATTCGCGGCGACGACCGACGTCGAGACCTGGAACGGGTCCATCACCGAGAAGGTCCGCGACAAGCGAGACTGCCCGTCCGGCTGGAACTACTTCCAAGACGACTTCTGTACGCAGTACACCACGCGCACGGTCGACGACGGCGAGACGTGCAGCACTGACTCGAAGGGCAACAGGTCTTGCACGCGTCAGTCTCACACTGAGTACCACTACGACTACCCGTGGGAGATCAAGTGGCGCCTCAAGTCTTCCGACCTCGACGAGGAGTGGGAGGTAGACCGCGTAGACCCGCAGGGCGCAGTCTCTCCTCCATTGTACATGCACACCAGCATCGGCGACCCGGCGTCCAAGACTCACCGGTACACGAACTGGGTGCGCGCGGCTTCTGACTCACTCTTCCACGAGGACGGCATGGACCACAGGTACGACGGCCTCATACCGAAGTATCCGCAAGAGCTGTACGACCTGTACAAGATGGACAGGATAGTGCAGGTAGGCGTTGACATTCCCGACGTTTCTGAATACAATCGGTTACTGTCGGTGGCGCTGTCCGAACTCGGACCCAAGCGCCAGATGAACGCCATCATCGTCCTCGTCGACGCCAAGACGGCAGGCACGGACTATCCTGCAGCAGTGCGACGGGCCTGGAAGGGCTTCAAGAAGAACGACGCGGTCGTGTTCATCGGCCTCGACGGGACGAAGGTCGCCTGGTCGGACGTGCTGTCCTGGTCCAAGGACGACATGTTCAACGTGCTGCTCAAGGACGACCTCGCGAAGCAGGCTAGGCAAGACCTCGATATGCGCGGGCTCATCATCCGGCTCCACATGATCGGCATGGAACACTACTCCCGCCGTGAGATGGCGGAGTTCGACTACCTTCGAGACGAGATACCCACCCCGCCGTGGCTGCTCGTGCTCATGTACGCCCTGCAGGCCGGAGCAGTCTTCGGCACGGCACCAACAGTAGAATTCATCAGGAGAAAGATCTAATGTCAAACGTAACCGGCTACGCCGTCCTCGGCGTCGTGGGCTTCGCAGCAGTGGTGTCTGCGATCTCTTACTTCAGCGCTGCCTCGACGGGCAACCGCATGGAACAGGGCATCAAGGCCCAGTACGAGCAAGACCAGAACAAGCTCTCGGAGTACTCGCTCAAGGTGACTGAGGCCGCGCAGGTCCCGGGTCTCGCGAAGGACCACATCATCGAGGTCTCGAAGGCCGCGATGCAGGGACGCTACGGCGCCGACGGCTCCAAGGCCGTCTTCCAGTCCATCAAGGAGGCGTACCCCGGCACCGTCGACCCCGCGCTCTACCTGAAGATCCAGTCGATCATCGAGTCGGGCCGCACCTCATTCTCGATCGAGCAGGAGAAGCTCATCGACAAGAAGCGGGTCTACGAGACCGCACTCGGCGCGCCGTGGCAGGGCCTCTGGCTCGGCATCGCGGGCTACCCGCGCATCAACCTCGACGACTACAAGATCGTCAAGTCGGACTACTCGAACCAGTCGTTCGGCACCGGTGTAGACTCGGGGGTCAAGATCAAGTAATGGGCTGGTCAAGCGGAAGCATCGTGATGGCCGCAGTGATCGACGCGGTCCAGTTGAACGTCCGTAAGAAGGACGTCCGCAAGGAGATCTACCGAGACGTCATGAACA